ACAAAAGAAGAGTTAGATGACAACTTGTATGAACAAGTATCACGTCGTAGATCTGCTGCATTAGCAATGTCTTTCCGTCAAACGAAAGAAAACGTTGGTGCTAATATCTACAACCGTGCATTTAATAGTACATACTTAGGTGGTGATGGTGTTTCTTTATGTAACACAGCACACCCTAACACTTCAGGTGGTACTTTTGCTAATGCTCCTACAGTTGCAGCTGACTTGTCAGAAGCTTCTTTAGAAGATGCACTAACAGCAATTATGGGTTTCCAAAATGACCGTGGTCTTTTGATCAATGTTATGCCGAAGTCTTTAGTTGTTGCTCGTCAAAACTTCTGGAATGCACATCGCATTCTTAAGTCAGCATACACACCATCAACAGCAAACAATGCAGTGAACGTTTTAGTAGCGACAAATGCTTTACCAGAAGGTATCGTAATGAATCACTATTTAACTTCACCAAATGCTTGGTTTGTACGTACTAACATCCAAAACGGTTTGAAATACTATAGCCGCGTAGGTATTCAATTTGATCAAGACAATGATTTTGATACAATGAATGCTAAAGCAAAAGGCTATGAGCGTTATTCATTCGGTTGGACAGATCCACGTGCAATCTATGGTGTTAACGGTCCTTAATTAGGACTACATGAGATGTAGAGGGGGCGAGTTAAAGCTCCCTCTTATCTTTATTTAGGAGTTATTATGTCATATCCAATAGAAGAAAAAAAAGGTAAACGCCCACCTGTCAAAAAGGGTAAATAATTTATTGTTCTCTGATGACGCTTAGAAATAAGCGTTGTTATAACATACAACGTCAAAGGAGATTTTTATGTCAAATCCAACAAGATTTTCAAATGGTGTATCTACAAATGATGCACAGTATTTAATGGGTGATTATCCATTACCAAGTCCATTTACTTCAAGTGGTTCACGTTCTACAGGAGTTGCTGAGTATGCAAATGATTTTACAAACTCAGTTGCAGAATATACAGCAGCAGGTTCTGGTTCAACATTTGCTTTAACAGATGGTAACGGTGGTCTTGCAATATTAACACCAGGTGGTGCATCAACAGTATCAGCTGCTTATAAAACAGCAACTAATGTTGCTTTTGTTGCAGGTAATGCTGTATGGTTCCAATCTAGATTTAAAGTTTCAGCAGTATCAGGTGCTAAATCATTCTATGTAGGTTTAAGAAAAGGTTCAGCAGTAACTGATGGTTTATGGTTTACTAAACCTGCTTCATCAACATCAGTTAATTTAGTTTCTACAGTAGGTTCTACAGCAACTACATTAGTAACAGGTGTTGCAACAGCAGAGGCTGATACATACCTTGAATTAGGTTTCTATTTTAATGGTGTAGATTTATTAGTTTATAATAATAATCTTTTAGTAGCTAGAGTTGATGCTCCAACAATTGGTACTTCAGGTACAACTTTAACTAGTGTTGCTTTAGGCCCAGTATTGCACATTACACCGACAGCTACTGATACATTAACAGTTGATTATATTTCTGCTTCTGTAGAAGTTACACGATAATAGGAGGCCAATATGGCTAATTCAGTACAGATTCAAACACTAGTTGATAGTGAGCGTAATCTAGTTGTTAAATTAGTTGGTATCCTAGATACAAGTAACGTAAGTTTAGCTACATTAATTGACCCAGCACTTGTTGCTGCGGTTAATGCTTCAGGGTTAAACTCACAACAACCTACTAAGGTAGCAATTAAAAAAGTAACTTACACTGTAGAAGATGGCTTAGCTGTCAACCTTTATTGGGATGCTACAACAGATGTACCTATCTGGAGGTTTGTAGGTAGGGGATTTGTAATGGGAGAACAGATTGGTTTCTTACAAAATAATGCTGGTGCAGGTGTGACTGGTAAAGTTTTATATGATACAGACGGCTATTCATCAGGCTCATTATCATTCAGTTTATTAATTGAATGTATTAAACAATGGAGTTAAAATGGAAGATATCATAGGACTATTGTTTTTTGCACGTAATGTTACGCACATTGAACATTTAAAAACTAAGAGCTATGCTCAACACAAAGCTCTTGGTCATTTCTATGATGACGTTATTGAGTTAGCAGATAAACTAGCAGAAGCATATCAGGGGGATCAAGGCCTTTTAGGAGAGATCCCTTTATATGCAAAAATGCCTAATTACCCAATTGATGTATTTTTAGAAAAACAACTTACAACAATTGACGAGTTACGTAAAACTGCTACTACTAGATCAGCAATTCAAAACATCATTGATGAGATCATTGAATTATATTTAAGCACACTTTATAAACTAAGGAACTTATCATGATAGCTTCTGATGCTAAAGTAAAACAAATGGAGATCTCTGCTATTATTACAAGAGCAGACGGAACTATTGAAAATCTTGGAACAATTCAATATTGGCACAAGAACCCACTTAAACGATTATTATGGAGAATTAAAAAATGGCTACACTATTAGTAAACACAGGTAAAGCTGTTGTTACAAACCGTATCAAAGGCTCTGGAACTGAACCTTCCTACGTTGCTTGGGGTACTGGTGCTGGTACAACTGCTGCTACTGATACTACTTTATTTTCAGAAACAGGTACTAGAGTTTTAGGTACATCTACACAACAAACAACAACTACAACAAGTGATACATATCAAGTTGTAGGTACACAAACTGCAGGTGGTTCATTATCAATCACTAATGCTGGTTTGTTTGATGCTATTACATCAGGTAACTTGTTTGTTAAAGGTGACTTTTCTACTATTAGCTTAACTTCTGGCGATAGTATTCAGTTTACAATTAAAGTACAATTTAGTTAACCTGATTAGGAGCCAATATTATGGCTATTAATCAATCGGCAATTAACGTAGCGGCTGTTAATGGTACTGCTAGTGTTTTTAACACTCAGCTGTTAACAGTCAATGCTACAGTTAGTCCTAGCATTGTTTATCAAGGTATTGTAACTTTACTTTTAAGTGTTATTGCATCAACTACTGCTAGTGTTTATAAAGGACTATCTCAACTCTTAGTAGTTGCCTCTAGGTTCTTTGTAGGTACAGGTGCTCTTGATGGTAATGCTTTAAATACAAGTACTATAAATGCTCAAGCTACGGGTACAGTTTCAAGTAACTCATCACTCTTTACTAACTTTTTCTTTTATAGATCTATTACGGCTGCATCAACAGCTTTAAATTCTATTAGAAAAGATGTGCTAGGGCCTAATGTATTTTTAGTTACTGTTAACTCAACTGTTACTATTACTAAAGCAATAAATAAACTAATAGATCTTGTTTTAAGTACAGCTACAGCTACTATGACAAGAGCTTTAATTTTATTTAAAGAACTATTAGCTTCAGTTACAAGCAGTGCTACTTTATTAGCTACAAGACTTTACTATAGAACTTTAACTTATATATCTGTTTCTGTATCTACTATAGTAAAATCTATTCAAAAACCATTGACAATTCTGGTAAATTGTGGTATTATATTAGTTAAGGGTGCAAGAAAGATTCTTACAGTTGTAGTTACTTCTACATCTACAATGATTAGAAGTGCTATATCTTTCGTAAAATACCCATTAAATAGATTAATATATGCCGCTTCTAAAATTAGAAAAGTCTTTTATTCTTAAGGATTTAGGGTATGCCTACGGCTTTTTCATATAAAGTAATTACTGAAAACGAACAGTTTACTTTTGATTTTTCCCCAGCTATGGGTACAGGAGAGACTATTACGAGTGCTACTAGCACGGTACTAGTAGTTTCTGGTACAGATGCATCCCCTACTTCTATACTTCAAGGTAGTCCTGTAGTTAGCGGTCAACAAGTAGGTCAAAGAATTTATGCTGGTTTAGATGGGGTAATCTACCGTATTCAAATGACGGTAACTACCTCTGCTGCTAACACTTTAGTTCTTTTAGCTGACTTACAGATTCTTGCTCCACTTAGTGTCTAGGAGACTCAGTTGAGTTACATACCTAGATATGATAAAGGCAACTGGATTGCCATGTGTGACGTGTGCGGTCGTAAGTATAAAGCCAGTGCTCTAACTAAACGTTGGGATGGTCTAATGTGTTGTCAAGAGGATTGGGAAATCCGACAACCACAAGACTTTGTAAGGGGTATTGCAGATACTCAAATAGCTCCTTGGTTAAGATCAGAACCATCAGATAGCTTTATAGCAGTAACACTAAGTTTGTTAAGTCAACTTTTTTCAACAAGTACAGCAACTCTACTTACAGTTTTTACAGCAGCACCATACAACTTTTATATAACGAGCCCAGTAACAGTAACCTTGAGTGCTATATTACTCAATCCATCAACACCAACCCAAATTAATGGGAACCCAATTAATACTACAACATTAAACTAGGATAATATTATGGCAGGATTAAATCTATTTACAAATAATGCATCAACTACACTAGCTTCTGGCATTTCAGCAGTAGCTACCTCATTAACAGTGGCACCAGGTACCGGGGCTTTATTCCCGACATTAGCAGGATCACAATACTTTTATACTACCTTAAGCAATCTTGCTGGTACTATTATTGAAATTGTTAAAGTAACTGCTAGGTCTACAGACACGTTTACTATTGTCCGTGCTCAAGATAATACAAGTGCTTCTGCATATATAACTGGTGATAAAGTAGAACTTCGTTTAGTAAATGCTAATTTTACTAACTTTCCGCAATTAGACTCTACTAATACTTTTGCTTTAGCTCAAACATTTACTACAGC